TGTGTGTATAAAGTTGTGGCTGATGGACTTATCGGCGCTGTGCCTAAAGCATTAGACGACTGTGGAACAAAGAATTCCACATCATAATCCACCCATAATTTGCCAATAGCGGCATTACCCGCTTCCTCTACTGTACAGAGGTAGAAGTTCGCTACATCATAAGTTTTGATGTCATTAAGGCCGACGGAACCCGTTCTTGTGAACTTCTTGGGTCCGAGTGCATGCATAGATGCTACTGATAGAAGGCAACAAATGTCCTTCCATGGTACATCCTCCGCGACATCCTGATATGTGGACGCCTGAGCTTCACTTGCTGGAGGAGGATCCGATGCATCATAATCCGGAGCTAACAATACAGAACCAACGGTTGTACTTGCAGTACGAGTAATATACTCGAAATTCAACTTTGTGAATCTATACTGCTCCCACTGCGCCGCTTGCTGGGCTAACCAAGGAAAGGTAGCCGCAATACCAGGATTACAGGCGAATTTAATCGCTGTAAACGCAGTAGAACCATTAACCGTTTGGATAAGTTCGCGATGCGATATTCGCATTCCACGCATTACCCGTATTATTCTGGGGGCACGCAACCTCTGTTGACGTGCTTGTGCTACCGGAGCAGACACGGAGTTCTGGCCACCGAAATTCCTATTCTGTTTCGATCCAGTGATCGTTGACTTAGGAGCCTGCTGCACAGCAGGATTTCGCCCGACTCGGGCGCCACGCCCCCCTTTGCCTCGCGAAGGTGTGGCTTTATAAGTGTTGACACTTTTCTTCATCCAAATATTGGTTCCACCAGGATGATAGGTGGACTGTTCATCCTAGAAAACTTCCCAGACGGAAGCTCTTCTGTGCAGTCTCTCGACACTACGTGCGGAATTATTCTAATGCACTTGGTACGTAAATGTTTATATCACATTACTAGTATATCAGCTAATTATCTGAAAAAGAAGCTAACCGGGAGGTTTGCATGGATATCCGAAAGGACTCCGGTTGCAACTCGAGGCGCCTCGCTCTAGTAATAGAAAACGTTTTAGAAGATTTAATCCCTAGAACCCAATAGCAGTTTAACGACTTGCTGGTCGTAATAATTCCAATAACTCGATCACCTTCACAGGCAAGACCGAAATTAGTAGGACTCTACCCAGGATTGCTCTTAATTAAAGAGACTATGAACAAACATAGAACCTGACCTCGAGTTCTCTACCACATATTAGGAACTATATGAAGAAGGAACGTCGTGAGGCTTGAAACAAAGCTCAGATGGACGACCTATATAGTCAACTAATAAACCAATCTAGGCCCCGACCCCTAGGGGGGAATTGCCTAATAGCTTACATGGTTCTTTCCCTCAACATAGGGAATAAAACCAAGATATGCTTCTCTCTTCGTAGATAGTCGTGAACATTCACAAGTGAATATAACACCACTACTACCATACTTCTTTGACCAAGGTACAACCCTCTCTGGATCAACGCGATCCATAGGGTAACCTTGCAAAGGTAGCGAAACATCACGAGGACTAGAACATGCGTTCAACATTGAATACGCAACCTTTCTATCCTGTCTAGTAACTCTAAATTTCCAGCCAACTGGCGGGAGAACACCCATTCCACCTACACTCAATGGTAGGAAGAGATTTCGGGTATGCAGAGTTTTCTTACTATTTGTTTCGATAACAGAAGCACACTCCTTGGCTAATTCATCCTTATGGAATGAGATGAAAGACCATAACACCTGCGATTGTCGACCTGGTAAACAACCTTGCAGTATCGTATTAATATTGACGACCAGACCATTTGAAGGGTCCTGCCCCATATGGGCCGCTGCAAGGAGATACTCTCCAGCCTTATACTTACAGTACAAGGGATCGCTCGATTTCTTACTATCACTACCCTGAACCTTATGTTGTCCGAAGAACAAACCGGTATTAAGATAATCAATCTGCCACGGACTGGCACGACTGTCCCTTAGAGAATAGTGAACACTTACAGAATTAATATTAGCATATTCGTAATGACGATAAGCTTTTCCAACACTCATTTCCAAACCAACTTTCCTCGCAACATCAACGTGATGATCCCAAAGGGATTCATTGGCACTATATAACATATCGTCACCATTAATCAAAACATGATTAAGACGATCAAATATAGACCATGATTGCTGGGCAAATTGCGTCACCTTCAAGTAGACGCCCAAATTTGCCATACATAAAATTGGGAATGAAAGAATTGATCCCATCAACTGCCCATTCTTCTGTACGCCTTTAAAGACGCGACAGCCAGGGGAACCTGGTACTGGGTAATGGAGATTATGAGGCCCAAGAACTTCAAGGGCCCTCTCAATCATACTTTCAGGGAGATCGGACAATAAATATCTTAATATTCGTCCAGAATATTTCCATGAAAGACCATCAGTTGCTGCAGAGTAATCAATAGAAAACCACTGATCGAAACGATCAGACTTCTTTTTGAGATCAATCATATCAGTTGGAGAAAAAGGCCTTCCGATTAAACGGAAACAGCATAAATTCTTCATTGCTGCATGCATGGCCTTCTGTAATGGCTTGCAACTATAATAAGGTAACGCTTCTCCTTTTGAGATTACTCGTACCTTCATAGGCTCTAAAACGGCCTGAATAGTGCAATTTCTCGAACGACTTTCTAACTTCATGGAGTGATACCTTAAAGTATTCCAATCTCCAGAACCATAGTCGACTCTTATCTCGGTGACAACATTGTGTCTAACCCCTCTCCTCATATGAACGACGGTGTCGAAACGCATCCCATAAAATTCTTTAATTGGGTCATATTGCGTTATAGGACATCCCTTATCGTCACGGCGTGAGAGGCCACATAAAGTTTGTAGTTCAAATTGTTGTCCCCCAGCTCCTCTTGTACTTTCAAAGCAAGCATTAGATTTAGCGGAAAAATCAGTAAATGATTCGCCATTAGTGAATAACGGATGAATATTACAAGTAATTTCATCCCTCACAATATCTAATACTTTAACGAAGGCACGATCAGAGAAGATCTCATCAATGACGAGATCATCCCCAGGATCACTTCGTGTTAAAGTCTGAAAGTGTTTCTCGTAGGTAGCCTCAACAACTTCGGAAGAAACCGGAAGTGTTGATCGTTTAGCTTGGAGCCAGGAATACCAGAGATGTGTATTCTTGCGGTTGAAACAGAAAAGACGCTGTTTCATCCACCTACGTAAGCTCCCTTTAGCCTGGAATATAACATCAGGTAAAGGGGGAGGTTCGTTCCTAAGATACTTCGAGAGAGGGTAGGTTAAAAGGTATTTCGCCTTCTTAAGCCACACCGTCTCGTTAATCGAATCATCTAGGTATAGATGGACTTGTTTATCAAGTTCCTGTAGGATCGGGTTTGAGGCATTATGATGCTCTAAAACCAAACTCAGTCCACGAACCAAAGCATTTGTTCTGTCGGGTAAGGATTCAAGATCCTCCCAGTTTAATGGACAGAACTCCATTTCGACTGGGGGTTTGGAAACTTCCAAACCTTCTGTTGAAGTGTTAGATGCTAAAATAGTAGTATTATTCTCAATCTCTGTCATTGAGGATAATATTAATGTAGCCAGTTCTTTTG